GGATTGATTTTTTGATTGGCAGCGATGGTTTTGTACGCCAATGCAGTTTTGCCCGACGACTCTTCTCCGATGATTTCTGACCACTGGTTCAAGGGCCAGCCACCGCCAAGCATCAGGTCAAAGGCAAGGATGCCCGTAGTGATACGTGGTACGTCTTCTTTGATTTCAGAACCTTTGATTAATACGTCATCTCCATACTTCTTAGAGATGGCGGCAACGATTGATTCCAATGACTCGTAGTCTCTCATGTTGTGCTCCTTATGCAACCCAGTTTACCTGCGATGCTTGGTCATACAACCCGTTCCAACCACAATCAAAACAATGTGGTGCTGGTGCTGCTCCGTGAATCATACTATTTGCACCCTTACCAGTGCGGCTAAATACATTCCTACTACCGCAACTTGGGCAAGTCAAATGTCCGTCACGCCTCATGGCTTCCCCGCCTTTCCAAAGACGTATTGCAGTCCCCATTCCAATCTGTGCATCTGGCGCAACGTTCTCAACAGGAGCCTGTGGTGCTGGTTGTTGCGACAAAAGCGGTCTATTGCTATATGCCGCTGGGTTTGGGTATGTCGGTTGCGGAGCGGGTTTCTCACCCTTTAATTTCTTAGCCCACCAATCACTCATCGCTTTTAGTCCACTCTTCCAAAGTTTCCTCGTCAATTACAATAGATATGTTTCCGCTTTCCAAAAGTCTATTGATTAGCGACATGCCGTAGGCGACAAGAACGGGAACCAATTCTTCTTTTGGAGTACCTAGTTTATCGCTTTTTTCCAATAAATCAAGCATCCATTCCGCAGACTCCTGCGTGTTATCAGCAATACCTTGACTAACAAACAACGCCCACCTGCTGGCAATGTCAAACGTTTCGGCATCGGCAACGTCCTTTGATGGTGTTGAAAACCCCATGAAGTTGGCAAAGTCTTGGCCTTGGGCAATTGACAACATTAGATAAAATAATCTTTTATCTGCAACGGTGCTTTCCATATTTATTCCTTTGCCTCCGCCCAACTCTTTGCGAATTGATACGAAACTTTGATGGGAACCTTGTCTAAAACGCTACCGTCTCCCATTGCTTCTAGAAACGGTTTAATTATTGTTGATGTCTCATCTTGTTCTACAGTAGCCACAAGTTCATCGTGTACTTGTACTACCAATTTTACACTCGTATTCCTCATGGCGTGGTAAACATTGACCATTGCCTGTTTACAAAGGTCAGCGGCTGTCCCTTGCACAATGGCATTTACTGCCTGACGCTCTGCCCGTGAGCGCAGTTCACTGTTCGGTGAACGAAGGTCGGGAAGGCGACGACGCCTACCATACAACGTGCTGATATACCCATCCTTACGGGCTTTTTCTACGAGAAAGCGTTTCCACTCCGTAAGTTCTGAAAACGTCTTGTAATAGTTGCTAAGAATTTCTTGTGCGTCTTTTTCTGAAATGCCTGTGACACGGGCAAGTTTTATTGACCCGCCACCGTATGCGGTTAAGAAGTTAACACCTTTTCCAATTTGCCGTTCTTCCGAAGTAACATCCTCTGGCTTTTTCTTAAACACAGCAGACGCCGTTGCCGTGTGGATGTCCTCCTCGTTGGCAAACGTGTGGAGCAACCTGCTGTCTTGACTAAACATTGCCATGATTCGTAACTCAATTTGGTCATAGTCGGCAACCAACAGCGTGTTGGTTTCGTTGGCAACAAACAACTTACGAATGTTTGATGTTCGTGGAATGTTTTGAAGGTTAGGGTCTGACGACGAAAGACGACCAGTGGCTGTTCTGTGTAAGTGAAAAGATGGGTGAAGGCGGCTTTTGTACAACTTGGGCAACAAGCCATCTACATAGGTGCTCTTAAGTTTTTGTAATTCAGCCCAAGACAACAACATGGGAACAACGGGATGCTTGTTTTGTAAACTCTTCAACGACTCTTCGTCAACTGATGGCGCTCCCTTCCCCGTCATCTTGTATGGTTTTAATCCAAGACCGCCTTCGGACTTCTTAGAAAACAAGAACGTCTGTTTATGTTTGTTGGAGTCGGGATTAAAACCAATTGGAGCATATGAAAGAATAGAATTAAGAGTGTCCTGCATCTCCTTGTCCAATTCAATGCCCAGTGCCGTTAGGTTGGTGGCGTCTACGGGAATACCCTCGTTTTCAACGTGCATCAAAACTTCCAACACGTTGTTGTCAAGTTCCAATGCTTTCGTAAGGTCGGCGTGGGCACGAACCTTTTGAATCAATCGTTTGTACAAAAGCCATGTCCAACGTGCGTCCCTGTGTACGTAAAGAGCGGTGGCATCAAAGGGAGTTGTTGATACGGTATTACCTAACTTGCCTCCGTTTTCATACGCTTTGTGACCACCATAGTTTGTTTCAATCAAAGTTTCTAATGCGTAGTTAGAAAGACTTTCGTTAACAATGTGTTGAGTAATCATTGTGTCAACGTAGGGTCCTGGTGGTATCTCACCGTAGTACTTTGAAATTGACCGAGCGTCAAACTTAACGTTATGACCAACCTTTACAAGGTCACTAAAGAAAAGGGTACGCAGGCGTTCAAAAACCTCGCTTCTTGACAACTGCTTGGGGGGTTCCCCGTACACGGCAGGTTTTACATAGCGAGCCTTAGCCATTGACTCTTGACCGTTTTTCAACACCTTGCGAAAACCCGTGGGAGGAACCGTGCTCCCATCGCCTACCTCTTCTTTTTCTACAATCATTCCAATGCGGTGTCCCATTGGAATTGCCCATGACCTTCCGCTAGTGGCAATACCTATCCAAAACACTTCGTTACGTAACGGATTAACGGCAATATCTTTTAAATACTGATTGGTAAGGTTGTCGTGCGCCCGTTGAAGGATGTCGGGGTTCTTGTTCTTTAAACCTTTAATGTGTTCTTGGAAATCCTTTTCCAAATGTTCCATGAGGTCGGGGTGGTGCTCCAACGTGGTTTGTGTTTCCACGTCAAAGGCAAAAGCCCCGACCCCACGAACGACTTCAATTAACTCGTCCAGTTCTTGGAGAGTGGTTACGACGGGAGGGATTGAACTCCCCATCGGCTAGTTACCAAGGTCTTCTGAAGCGATTGCCAAAAGTTCGGCGTAGGTCGGAACCTTGATAATGGACGAGTCGTACTTCTCTTCCTTGTGCTTGGCAAGAATGGTTTCGGACAGTGGTTCAATCTTCCACTCTTCAGCGATGTCACGTTCACGAATGACCTGCAAGTTGTACGACGTTGTTGCGCCCTTACCAGTACGACTGATTGCCCAGTAGTGCTTGGTCAATGGACCAGTTTGCGGAGCCTTGTTCAAGTTGCGAAGTTGGTCAACGACACGTGGTCCAATTTCCAATGAACGCAGTACCGCTGGTCCACCAACGTTCATCAGCAAGACGTTAAACGCTACACGCTGTGAGGGACGATTGCCAAGTTCGCAAATTGGGCAACCACGCTCTTCCAATTCACGGATGCACACAAACGACTTCTGTCCGTCACGCTCAACCCAGTGCTGATGCCATGCGGCGTACGGCTCGTCCTCAATGAACTTGATGACTTGTACGTCCTCGCTGACCTTGAGGCGCTGTGCGTAGTTGGAGTCGGTGCTCTTAAGTGCATCAACTTGTTGCCAACCGCCACGCAACAGTTTGCGTTCGGTTGCAACAGCAACAGGAGAGTCTTTCTCCGTGTTGGGTGTCATTTCATCTGTGTCGTAATTCCTTGGCATGTTCTCTTTTTTCCTTTGTGTGTTTATTGGGGCCATTGCTCTTTGATGTGTTTTCTGAAACCGTTCCAATCTGCATTGTGAATGTCATGTATCTTGAAACGGTCTATTGCTTCCACTAGGAACTCTACCTGCTCTAGGCTGTAAAGCCTCCTACCTTTTGAAGGTTTTTCTGGAAGTTGTTGCTTGGTGGGTTTAGGTGTTCGGTACTTGGCTTTTGGAATCCAGCCCCGATGTTCCCACACCCGTAACGTTGATGGTCGTTTTCGCAATGCAACGGCAAGTTGACCAATGGTAAACATCTGCACTTCCTGTCCGTTTATGATGTACCGTTTTGGCTTAGCGCCATTAAAGCGGTCTTCTGCAATTGCGGTATTCTTTTTTTCCCTGTTCTTGGGCGTTCGCCCACCAGGAAAATCTGGAAGTTCGTTGAAGAAATCCAACGGGTCTTTCACGCCTTGAACGCCCATGTTTCTTTCTCTACGTAAAAACTTTGAATAGTCGGCAACAGAGACTTGTCGTTCCACGCAACGGCAAGCAACTTATCTTCGCTAAGACGTTCAACAACTTCTTTGACGTCATCCCACAAACCTTTTTCCTTTGCCCATTCTTCTGCGGTGGTGGCGTTGAATGTCTTGCTTACACGACGCTCACGCTTGAGTTCGTGTCCACCAACGTTGAGCCAAATGTGTCCACTGTCGTCGGGAGTGCCATGCTGTTCTACAACGGTGCTCAACTCTTTTTTAATTTTGTCCACCCTTGCCTCAAGTTGGCTAAGTAGTTTCTTTTGAGAAACAAACTCTTCCACCATTTTTGTGTAGTACGATTCATCAAATTGTTCTGACATTTCACACCTCCGAGTGTTGTAAAAATTCTGTTAGTGAACTTAGCGTCAACTCAAATCTACCTTGTGTATCGTAACCTTTGTCAATGAACGCTTCGTTAATTCCTCGTTTTTGTTGAAGCATTTCATACTGACGTTCCTCAATGCTACCCTTCATAACGAAGGAGGCTATTGTAACGTGGGGGTGTTGCGAAGATAGGCGAATGATGCGAGCCTCTCGTTGGTCTAATTTTCCTGCTGACCATGGCAGGTCATACGAAATAAGGTAGTTGGCTTGCGGTAAATCAACACCATAACCACCAGCGTCTGACGACAAAAACAAGCGGGTATTAGGGTCTGTGGAGAACTTTTGTTTTGCCGTGTCTTTTTCCGATGAATTCATGTCGCCAGTAAACAATACGCACGATGTTAGGTTTTTTGTGCGCTCAGCCAACAACTTTAAATTGTTTTTAAAAAACGAAAACAGTACTACTTTGTTAATTGGGTCTTCGTTCAAAATATCAGTAATGTAATCAATAACTGCGTCCATCTTTGGAGTGGCAAAGGGTTTGACTAACCATTGCATGTCCATTACTTCTTTGGCGTATTTGCTACCTACATCGGCGTTCGTATCAGTGTATTGCGTTGCCGAAATGTCTACAAGCATTGGGTTGTCACACAACATTCGTAATACTGTAAGACGTGACATAATTTGTCCTTGTGCTTCATTGGCTGCTGGATTGCCATGATAATGCGCCCACAAATCAAATCCCTTGCCGTGCATGTTTAAAGCGTTTTTTATTTGCGCCAACAAGTCATTTGCAATGTTTGTATAGGCTTGCGCTCCTTTGTCGTCAAACTGAACAGGAATGACTGTTGAAATAACTTTGGGCAACTGGTCTTCAATGTCTTTCCTACTCTTGCGAACCATTGCCTTTTCCATTGATTTGGTGAGCAGGTTAAGGTTGCGATACCTCGTTGGTCTCCCAAACTTGTCACGAACAATAAAAGTTTTATCAAACACATCAAACTTGCCAAGCACGTTTGCGTCCACAAACTCCATGATAGAAAACAATTCTTCTGGTTTATTTTCAATAGGTTGTCCAGTAAGTGCAAAACGATATTGACACTTTTTACCTAGTCTTTTCAAAAGGCGTGACCGTTTGGCACGAGGTGATTTAATCATGGTGGCTTCATCAATGACCATTGCTTCAAACCTAAGTGAGTCAAACAAATGAACGTCATTAATCAACGTCTCAGGATTGACAATGACATATTTGGCACGAAGGGCAGAACGCCACAACGTTTCTCTTGCCTTGGCATTTCCATCAATAACAACCGCACGTGAATTGGTAAACTTGTTAATCTCACGCAACCATTGATACTTAAGGGCGGCAGGCACTACAACGACGACACGAGAAACTTCGTTTGTTTGAAACAGTTGTTCCAATGTATTTAACGTAATTACCGTTTTACCACCACCCATGACGACAGCAAGAAGCATGCGACCACGGTCAGTCATCTTCTCCCGTGCTTCTTCTTGAAACGGATACAGGGTTCCTTTAAACGTCATCAATCCACCATGGTAAAGCAGTTGCTTGCTTCACGGCAACCGCTAACTCTGAATCGTCCATTTCTCCAACATCTTTGGCTTTGGTATGCGAATACTTCATCCATTTTACCCCGTTCCTGAAGGACGGTAGAACGGTCATCAATTTCTTGCCAACAGTTACGCCAGCCTCGTCATTGTCCAATGCCACGATAAGGGCATCGCATGATGCCTCTAACAATTGTAACTGTTTCTTACTGACCTGTACCCCAAAACTTGCAAGGCATTGCACTCCGTTAAACGACGACGAAAACCTAACCACGTCCAATGGTGATTCCACCAAAATGGCTACTCGTGACGAAAACCTGTCAATGCCAAACAACGTCTCTGATTTACTGACTCCCGTTGGTTGATTAAGCACCCCGTGTGGTGATTTTTCTTGCCAACCCATCAAATCACCGTTTGGCGAAATGATAGGAATAATCCACGCTTTGCGATGTGTGGCCCAACGAATCCCATACTTGCTGGCAACGGTGGCTTTAATTCGTCGTTTTAATAATTCTTCGTAGGGCGGCTGGTCATAGGACATGTACAGTTTCCAATCCGCTGTGGTCGTGTCTTTAACAGCCTTTGGCTTTGTCAATTGCTCCATGCCCGTGTTAAGCAACAAGTTGTACACGCTTGACACTGATTCGTAACTTCCTGTTATTTCAGCAATCAGTTGGGGCAAATTACCCCGTGCCCCACACGAATGACACAACCATAAACCAGTGCTTGCGTTCATTGACCATGATGGTGAGTTGTCTGGTTTGCCAGTGCGTTTTTCGTGGACTGGACAGCAAGCAATAATCTCGTTACCAGACTCACGCCGAACGTCCACGCCTAATGCGTCAAGGACGTCACGAAAGTTAGTAATACCAGTTGTCTTTGTCATCATGGTCGCTTTCCTCCACTTCTGAGAAGTCCATGTTATTCCAATCCCACTTAATCCTTACCTCTCCCTTTGGTGCAGTTCGTGCAAGAACAACACGCAATATTGCCTGGTTGTCAATGTCGGGGTCTGCCTCAACGCCAATAACCAAGTCCGAGTCTTGTGCAAACGATGATGTGTAGCCGATGGCGTCGGCGGTAATCTGTCTGCTCTTACGGTTGCCAAGTTTCCAACTAAGGACTTGCGTAGTACCGATGATTGGAATATCATATCGCTGGGCCAACCTCTTTAAAGAACGTGTGATGTTCGTCAGTGCCTGTGGTGAACCTTTTGGTTCTCCTTGCTCATCGTCCATTAAGTAAACACCGTCAACAACAAGAACATCTGGTTTGTGTTGTTGAATCTTGCCAGCAATAGCGCTAACCGTTGTCAACGACGAGATGTCTTCGGAAATAATAAACGGATGCATGTTTTTTCTAATGGAGATGGCTTTTCGTATTTGTTCAATCTCTGTGTTGGTAAGGTCGCCACGCATCAACTTAGTGTGGGAGATACTAGCAACGATTGCGTCATAACGTGCCGACTGTTCCTCTGCGCTCATTTCAAACGAGATGTACAAAGGAACTTTGCCGTGGTTGTGTACGGCGTTGGAAATGATAAGGGTAATCAGCGACTTGCCTTTCTTTGCTTCACCAACCAACGTAATCAATTGCTGTGGTCGCAGTCCTGAGGTAATCCTGTCAAGGCCAGCAAAACCAGTGGGGATGCCACGAATTGCGTTGGGTGTGTCCTTCATCAATAAGTAGCGCTCAATGCGTTGTTCCCACGTCTCAATTAAGTTGATGTCCCTCAACCTTGCTGTGTCGGCGGAGGCAACTTGAAGACCCTGTGCAATGACGTTGATTGCTTCCTGCGTTTCGTTTTCGTTGAGCAACGGAACGGCTGACGAAAGAGTTTCAACCATTTTATGATGTCGGTAAGAAGTAATGAGTTCTTCAACAAGGTTGGAGAACTGTTCACGTGATGCATCAACGAGTGAGACACCAGCGTATTCTTGATTAAACGCTCGCTCTGACGGGACTGCGCTGTGGTCACGCCAATAGGTGAGAACCCACTGCCAAATATCCGACCACTGTGCAGAAAAGTGTTGTGGTTTTATACCAGCCTCTACGACTGGCAGGATTTCGTTCTCTTGGATGACTTTGCTGATTAAGAGATGTTCAGTACTTGCCACTACACAATCCACGCTTTCTGCTTGTCCACTACGTGCGAACGCAGTCCAATGATAGAGGCTTGTTCTTCGTTTGCAACGTAGATTGTCTTCAACGAACGTTGAAATTTCAAATCATACGCCAATTCTTCCACGTTCAAATAATAAAATACGGCAACTGATATCCCTTTACGTGACAACCAATGTTCAATTGGGTTTGTTGCGTCTGAGTCAACAAATGTATAAACATCAGTCGCTATTCCCAAACGGACTGATGAATCAATCATTGCTTTTAATGGTAGTTCGTGAGGTATAGCGCATTGTATATAACGCTCCCAATGGTTTCGTTGTCTGTAAAACCTTGCTGTAAGGCTGTCAGAAAGCGTTGCCAAAACTCCTTCAAATATAACTCCCTGTCCCCTTACCGAATATTCCGCAATGTCATTTCCCTGCATTGCGTTGGTCCGTTCCCGCTACGGGAACAAGTCGGCAAGCCGATTGAAGTATTGACACAAACCGTTCTCCGTAGCGCATGGTAAGTTTCTTTGGATTGTAAAGGCTAGTAATGATGGTAGGTAAGTTAGCGTTCACACGCTGATAAATAAGATTGGAAATAGAACGAGTGGTAAATTCCGTTTCGTTCTCGTCTCCCAACCCATCCAACACCACAATGTCGTATACAGACCTGACGTACTTAGAAAGGTACGGATTGGTGTACTCGTCTGGCAATAGTCCATCGTTGTTCAACTCGTCGTACATCATTTCAATGTACGTAGTGGCTGGAATGAAGTAACCGCTTAAGGTGTTTTCGCTTACCGCCTTCTTCAACAATCCCACCGCCAAATGAGTCTTGCCGACGCCAGTCCCTCCAAACAAATACAAGCCCGTCCCTGTGGAAACGTGTTCATCAATGTGCTTCAACCACGTGGTAACGGCGTAGTGAACGTCGTGGTCTCCTACTGACTTGTCGTAGTTGTCCAGTGTCATTGGTTCAAAGCGTTTGGGGATGCGTGAATTTTTTAAACGCTCTTCTACTGGTCGGTTTTTCCAGTAGCGAGCACCCTTCCATTCAGTCATTGTCCGTCCTAAATTCAAATGGTTCTTCTGGTAATAGCGTATGCGGAACCGTGCAAGTGTCCATTCTAAAATGCATCAAATACGAGTCCTTGTCTGCAAACAATGTATCGCACATTGTGCAGTGATACAACTCAACCGTATCCTCTGTTTCTTTTAATGGTTCATCGTCAATGATTGAGCCACGAAACAACGTCTGTAGTTTTTCAACAAAAAACCACCAGACACTCATTTCCACTCCGATACGTTGTTGTCGGATTTGTTCTTTGTTACCCACGAAACCAAATCGTCTTTACGTTTTATAAAAACAGTCCACAATGGAACGTCATGCGGCAACGGTTTCTTTTTTATCTCGTAAAAGAACCTGTCAACCATGGAGTGCAACTCATCATAGGATGTTCCACCATCACGGAGGGTCTTGAACGTTTTTGACAACGCCAAAGCATTGACTTCGCTGTTCATTGGATACTCAATGGATTTGTTAAAATGATAAACAAGGGCCATCACGGTGTTCTTGGTTTTGGTGGTCATTTTGGCTGTCGTGGTGTTGGCTTCGTCAGCGCCAAGCGGTTTTCCCCAACCATCACTCACTTCAACAACTCCCCATCAATTTGATAACCACTTGTTACATCGTTCATCTTTTTCTCCTTCTTGAAAAGTAGATTCTTGTTATGGTTATTCTTGTTTATAGTTATTCTTGATTGGGTGTCACCCGTGACACTGGGGGGAGTGTCTGGAGAGTCATCCCTAGGGGTGTCACCCGTGACACTGGGTAGTGTCTCCACAGACACTAGGGTAGACGGATTGTTAAAGTTTACAATGTAGCGATTGCTCATCTGACCCTTGCTTCCCATGCGTGCTTTGCGAATCAGTACGTTGGCAGACACCAAACGATTGACAGCACGGATGACGGTGCGACGTGAATATCCAGTCAACTTTGCGACGTGACCGTAAGAGGTTGTGACTTCTTGAGTGTCGGAATCCATGTACAAGAGTATTGTCAATAATACTACTTTGCCAATTGAATCGTTGCCAAGATATTGAAGTACCCAACGTGGAAAGGGTAAGAACGGTCCTGAGAATTTGTTTTTAGCCAATTGTGTGCCCTTTGTGAATCATTGTTTGCTATACTGAGGGAGGCGTAATGTCCAACGCCGCACAGGGTGCGGGCTGGGGGTCTTTCCACCTCCTTTCTGCCTCCAGTCCCCCTGTGCTATTTATTCATGAAAAGGTTAATGTTGTGAACTGTGCTTTTGAACGTCTTTGTCGTCTGGTCTTTGTAGACAACCGTTACGACTACAGCGTCGTCTTCCCAAACTTGTTTTGTTTCTGACGCTCCAGTCAAAAAATCAATGATGGTTTCTTTTGACACAAAATGTTTGTCGGCTGCTCCCTGCGCCTTTGCTTGTTGACGCAACGTCGCAATCGGCATGTCTTCATACTCCTTGCGAGTAACTGGAGGAAGCGAATCAACGGTGTCGTTCTTTACTTCTTCAACCAAACGAAACGGCGTGAGACCCTGTGTCAGGTCAATTACCGTGAGACCACTATCAATTAGTGACGTAACGTGGTTTGTTGAATCGTTGTTGTCTGCGTCGTTCCACAGATAAAGCACTTCCATTTTTCCTGCTTTTGCAACGCTAAGCATTGTAAGGTGTGGGTCTCCGTCGCTCACGGCTTTAATCGCATTGTCGCACAGTATGGTTGGTGCATTTCCATTGTGGTACGCAATGTACTTTTCGCCATTGTCAATAAGCCAATCATAAACACGGCAGATACCTTCGGCGCTGGTCTTTTCAGCAACGATGTGAAACGTGCGTGGTGTGGGCAAATCAGACAGACTGTCTTCAATTACTGACGTGGACGAAGTACCTGCGCCCACAATGACATATTGATTCATGTTGTGCTCCTATTTGAGTGAACGTGTTCTAGCCATGTCTCCCATGAGTGTAATCATGCGAATGACGCTGTGAACTATACCAGCAAGTGTGGCGACAACAAGACCATCCATCCACATTTTTTCAGTCCACAAAACTACGACAACGATGTACGAAATGACAAGCGTGGCAACTACTTTCACCCACGGCATCGGTTCTTTTGGCAACAGCATGTCAATGATTTGAACAAATTTGTATACGGCTAGTGCGGCAAATAAAAGTTCCATTAGTCTCCTGGTATCGTGTTCCATTCAATCGTGTATTGACCAATCATGTTAACAGGCATTAAGTATTCTTCTACGATTCGTTCGGTTGCCGTTACCACACGGTCATAGTCAAGCGTGTAGTAAGAAAAGTCTTCATTGTTGTTCCCGCCATCTGTACCCCAACGATAGTCGTAAACGCCAACGATGTTAAACTGGTTGGCTTCTTTTACAAAACCTCCGTAAATGTCGTCTCCGTCAAAATACCGACCAATTGTTTTTGGTTCCACCATCCAACGTGAAACAATTTTTGTTTCACCA